CCTTTCCAAAGTATCACGCAATCACGACTTAGATAGTGTCGAGACCAGCAACATGGATCTTTCCATAGAACTCTGGTCTGACCATCTTCTTGGCGTAACGAGTCATTACACCCTTTCTTGGGGTGAAGTTGGTTGGATCGTACACCAATGGAGTCATAATAAGTGGAATGTATGGAGCATATACTGCACCAGTTTCAAGGAACTGTGTTCCTCTGTATCCCATCAAGATTGTATTCTCAGTCATATATGGGTTCTTGTAAACCTGGAATCTATTGTTAATAGCTCCAACTTTCTGAACACCCATTGCAAACTGTTGCTTATCGCCATCTGTATCAGCAGCATATCCAGGAATAGATTCGAGGATAGTTGCAACAGTTGGAGAACAAACTAAGAAGTTTGCACCACCGCGCATGGTTAACTGGTGAATCTTGTTGCTAACCTTTTGGATCTTAGTTCCCAAAGTCTGGAACCAAGTGCCTTGGTTGTATGCTTGTGCTTGTGCATTAGACTGAACGAAGCTGTTCGTTGCGCCATCAAACTCATAACCAATCTTAGCATTCCAACGCTCGGTAGTCTGAGCATTTTGTACTAACATGTCTAAAATTTCCAAGTCAATTTCTTGAGAAACGTACTCAGATAACAAGCTAGTCAATTCTGCTTCAGCATCGATGCTATGGTATGCATTCAAGTCTTGAGCAAACTCAGGCGACCAAACAGCCTTCAACTTACGAGTCTTGGCGACAATCGCCTCGCTTCTCATTTCTAAGTTGAGTTCTGGAATATCGATATCATTAGCAGAGCCTGCATCAGGGTTGCCGCCTACGGTATCTTCAAAGTCACCTCTAGTCTTATCAGTTGGCTGTTGCTGGTATACAACTTTGATACCTTCAGTATCAATAGCGTCCGCCGCAGTTACCTCTGCTAAGAAGTAGATATTAGTACCGTCATAGCGAGTAAACTCAGGAACGATAGTAACTACGCCTGAGCCGGATAAGTTATATGCTCTAACACCGTTAGTATCAGGGCGAGTTAAAGCTGCCTCAGCTAACTGAATAACTGTGTATTTTCTAGAATTAGCAGCTGCACTAGCAGAGAACTCAGAGTTAAAGTTAGTGAAACGATCTAACTGAGCTGCAGTCAATAATGTATTAGTCGACGGCGTAAACGTACCATTTGCGCCGGTAAATGGATCGAATGAACCAGTATTAAGTTGGGCGCTAGTTGGAGTTGCTTTTGCATCATTAATCGTGTATCCGAAACGACCAGCGCCGTACAAACCTTCGGTTGCAGTAGTACCTGCAGGAACATCCGTTCCATTTCCGCCGCCATTGGTAATACCAAAGACAGAACCAGCTTGAGATTTACGATCAGTATCAACAACGAAGTCGTTACCAGTTGCAGTATTGAAGCCATTCGTTCCTTGTGCAGTACCGTACTTAAAGTCTAAGTAGAATACGAGTCCGGAAGGAAGGTTCATTGGCTGAACACTAACAAAATCTTTTGCAGCAATTTCAGCAAAAATTCTACGGACCAATGGAAGGGCAACACCTGACCATTGTTCGTGGTTGTCGCCAGTACCGGTAGCATTAGCTTCTGATACTAACTGCTTGGCTTGGTTCTCTAAAAGAACGGCCATGCCTTTTCTTTCAACCTCGGAAGACAATCCTTCCAAAAGGCCGGTCTTTTCCCACTTGTTTTCCAAGAGGACTGCTGCGGCATTTTGGTTAGCTTGTGCATCTGTCGGTAATAAGGAATTGATATTCATCTTTTTAATTTCCTTTTAATGATTAGAGATTAGCTAACTTCTTCCAACGAGCTGCTAAATCATTGCCTTCACTCAAGACTTGCTTGCGAGGTGCAGTTGACTTACCGGCTGGCTTAGAAGCGTAGCTTTCTTTGATTTGTCTTTTTGTCTTATTCAATGAGAAGCCTTCAGCCAATGTAGAGTAAATCAACTTAACTTCGCGCAAGTTACCTGCACGATCAAAGTTTTCAATCACTTTCATCTTTTGAGACTCATTCAAAGAATAATTTCTAAACAACTTGTTAGAGAACAACAATTTTGCATTGAGAAGATTAACTTCATTGATCTTAGACTTTAAGAACTTAATAACGTTGTAAGCTTCTTCCAACTCTTCGTCTTTAGCTTCATCAACTTTTTCTTCTTCACCTTCCTCAACTTTTTCTTCTTCACCTTCCTCAACTTCTTCTTCTTCACGAAGGGCTCTGATAATTTCGTCTAATGAAACGTCTTCTTCTTCATCCATTTCCTCTTCCTCGGTTAAGTCGCCTTCGCCGGGGTCTTCAGTCTTAGATGCGCCCAAATCAACTTTGTTGTCGCCAGATCCGATTCCAGAGTCATCTAAATTCTCTTCCAGCTCATCCTCTAATTCTTTGATGATGGCTTCGAGTTCTAAATCCTCTTCCTCTTCCATTGGCTCATCCATTCCCTCGCCTTCTTCCATTTCCATGTCTTCTGTTTCTTCCATAGAATCTTCATAGTCGCCTTCGGCAACAGGTTCTTCAGCAGGAGCAGGTGCTTCAGCACCGGCAGCGGCATCCATACCATCGTCGTTAGTTTCGACTGGTTCTTCGGCTTCTTCCATGTCTTCTTCTTCAGAAAGTTTGGCAGATAACATGCTTTGGAGTCTGGGAGTGAATGCTTCTTCTAATGCAATTTTTGCATTTGCTAACGCGGTTTCTCTAACAGCTTTTGCGTCCGCGATAGCCTCTTTTAAGAGATCATTCATTTTTTCCTCCTATTTAAAT